GATAGCTGAAAAACAAACGTCCCTCAAAGCTGACACTGCCGCTAGGATTGCGGCCAATCTGCTGACTGCACTGTGCCCAAACGTGCGCACATTGCTTGCTGTTAAAAACTGTCTTTTCTCTCATGGTGCAATGTCCTGATGTGCTGTTAGACCAGAGTGGCAGCCTCGCACGGTCGCAAGGCTGCTCTATGGCCTATCGCGTGCGGCTGCTTGTTGAGGGTACAGAGTTAGAGGCGCGCGGCGGGTTCTTTGTGGTCTTAGGCAATTGCATGTTATTTGACCCTCAACTGGGCGATCCATTCAGCAGTCATTTTCGCGTTTGCAGTGCGTCTGATGAATGCGAATCTGGGACCGATAAGGTTAGCGTTAATTTCTTGCTCCGCAGGTTGCGCAGCGGCGTAAGTTGGGTACGGTCCAGACAACACTTTGCGGCCTTTGGACGTTCCTATTAGCACAAAATATGCAGTTTTTAATGCGCTCATAGCGTGCACCGTTCAATGTAGGTTAGATCGCTCAGAGTCTCGGCGCCGATAGCAAGTCGCGCATCGACAAAGCGGGTAGCGCTCTCAGACTTCTTCAATTGTATAGTCTGCGTTTTTCTTTTTCGCGGCTTCCTCAGCAGCGCGTTTGCTAGTGAATTGCTTTGCGTCTGGGAATTCACGCACGTATCGCCCGTTGTCTCCCAACATGCGACCATCGTCAAAATAAACTACGTACTTCATTTTGTGTCTCTCCTTCAGTGAGTGTGCGCTTGTTGTCCGACCTCAGGCGTAGCATACGCTAACCGCTGCGGGATGCAAGGGGAAAAGTGTGACGCATGTCACAAAATGCTCAGCCGCTAGGCTGGCATGCCGTTTGCATACGGCAAGCTAAGCCGAGACCTTGGCAGACGCAAGAAGCATGCCAATTACTGCCTAATGCGCTTAGCTGTCACACTTGTCTTGCTTGTCTCACTGTCCCGAGCTTTTCCAGTCCGTAAGTATAAAACGCGATTTTTCACTATAGATCAGTCAAAACAAGTGAGACAGAAAGACAGTAAGACAAAGCTAGTAGTAAATAGCTGATTTATAAGGGTTTTCGGTTTGTCTTACTTGCTGTCTCACTTCGGCTAGCTTTCGGCAAGTGAGACAGAATGCGCCGTGCTCCAGGCTGTCAGCGCTGGGCGCGCGTGTTCCCGTGGGAACACTGCCAACCCTGGCACGCGCCATGCGCGGCGCTGAAAGCGTTGTGCCAGCGGGCCTGCCTGTCGATTTATGCGCGATGCGGAGAGGGGGTGGGGAGCCCTTTTGAGGGACCCACGGGGCGAGGTGCGGAAGCCGGCGCTTGCTACCGAGCAGCCACAGATCGATTTTCGGGAGACCCCCGGTGCCAGCCACAAAAGGTACGAAAGAATCGTGCCAATTGCGCATGGCCGGGGTGGGGGTATACGTTGCCGCTCAGGAGGTGACGTATGCGTAAGACGCTGTTAATTGTGCTGGCGGTGGTCGCGGCAGGAGCGATCAGTTTCAATGTAGGACTGCGGGCGGCAGGACCCCTCCGGGTTGAGTGCGAGGGACCCAGGCAAGGCGTCGTATTGAAAGACGCCGGGGCGTTAGATGACGAAGGTGCGTGCGAGTTGAGTTGGGCTTATTGCTGGAGACGGACATGAGTTGGGACAAGACATACAGCCACACAGTGGCGCTTGGAGTCGATCGGTTGGGCGCGGCGTTGGTGTTCAACCAACCTGACATCACGATCAGTTCATTATGCTGGATCGTGCGTCAAGTACATTCTGAGGATATGGTACAACGGTTGAAGCTGTATCCATGGCAGCTCTGGCTTCTACGGCGTATCGGCAACTTCCTTGAGCACTTTTGGCCGGGACACTGCGCCGACGCTCGGCAGGGCGACTTGGACACGAGCGCTAGGGCTCGGTTACTCTTAGGCGCATAAGAGGAGACCCACCATGGCCAAGAAGACAGCCGACGCGCAGGCGCGCGACCATACGGAGGAGGCAATAGGCGTCCTCCACGACCTGATGGTCGATCCCTTTCAGGAGGCGCGAGACCGCATTCGTGCCGCCGAATCCCTGCTGGAGCGCGGGCACGGCAAGGCCGTGTCGGCTGTCATTTCCGTCCCGCTGGAGAAGCGCCAGCGGGCGGAAGTTGCCGCGATGACGGACGAGGAGTTGATGGCGGCGATCCGCGAGATGCCGCTGCCGAGGCTGGCCGCCCCGTCGCAGACATTCCACTGTGGAGCGCCGTGGTGCGACGGTACGCACACCCATGAGTTGGAGCTGTGCCCCGACGATGACCCGCTACTCCGATGAGCGCCGCAGCCCAATTCGCGGCGGCCGAACTGCTCCGCCGCCAACGAGCCCGATCATCCCTGGCTGAATACTCCCAGGCGATCGAAATTCCCGGCGTGCCTGTGCCGGGCGAGGCTGAGAACGATGAGGAGTTTGATGATCCGCTGAACGAGGCGGAGGATGTCGAGCTGGCGGATGGCACAGTTGTCAAAGGTGCCGGCCGCATCGTCAACCGCATCGACCGAAACAACATTATCTACACGCCAATAGAGGAGCGCGTTGCACTTCACCACTACGTGATGATGCTCGCGATTCAAAAATGCATCGAAACATCCCGTGGCCGCCTGATGATCTTTGCCCCGCCAGGATCAGCCAAGAGTACCTACGCCTCTGTTATAGGTACGAGCTGGGCGTTGGGCCGAAAGAAGAACCAACAGATCATTCTTGCTTCATATGGTTCGTCCATCGCAGCCAAACAGAGCCGCAAGGTGCGAACAATCTGCAAGAACCCCATGTGGTCCTCGCTATGGCCTTCACGCCCGCTACTACTAGACGATCAGAGAGCAGTGGACGACTGGTCGTTGACGAATGGCTCTGCTCTTATGTCGGCTGGACTACTGGCGGGAATTACTGGAAACCGCGCTGACGGCGTAATCATTGACGACCCGGTGCGCAACCGCGAGGAGGCTGACTCCGCCACGATCCGCGAGAAGATTTATAACGAGTACATCGACACGGTGATGACCCGCGCGAAGCCGCACATGTGGTGCATCATCATTCAAACACGGTGGCACGAGGATGATCTTGCGGGCTCGATCCTACCGGCGAACTACGAAGGCGAATCGGGCCGGCTGCACTGCCGCGATGGCCAGTGGTGGGACGTATTGTGTATCCCCGCCGAGGCTGAGCGCGCCGATGACCCGCTCGGCCGCAAGGTTGGTGACTTCCTGTGGCCCGAGTGGTTCCCAAAGGAACACTGGAGCACGTGGCGTGACAACCCACGAGCCCAGCGCACGTGGGCCGCGTTGTATCAACAGCGCCCCGCGCCGTTCACTGGTATTCACTTCCAGCGTGACATGTTCCGCTACTACGACCCGAGGCTCGCCCCCGTATGAAACGCTTTTTCATTGAACTGTTTTGCTGGCACAGGTGGGAAGTCCAGCAGGAATGCGTGTCCGATGGCGTGCGGACATGCTGTTTTGTCATTGCCTGGAAGCAGTGCCGAAAGTGCGCGGCGTCGAGGCTGATTCATATACTCAAATGATGTACGGAAACTACGACGGGGCGATTGCGCTGCCGCGCTTCCTCCGCAACTACGGCGCGACCGACTTCGCGACCATGGAGCCGCAGAAGGGCAAGAAAGAGCCCGACTTCACGGAGCATGGCGTGTGGAGCATCGACAGCCAGGGACGGCTGTTCGCGCGTGCGTGGTGGAGCAAGCAGGCGGAGACAGATAAGAGCGTCGCGGCGTTCCTGAAGTTGGTTCGAGCGTGGAAGCCAATCAAGTGGTGGCACGAGGGCGGGCTGATCGACAAGTCTCTCGCGCCCTGGATTCGCAAGGAGATGCGCAACACGCGCACGTTCACCGTGTTAGAAGGGCTCCCGTCGATTCTCGACAAAGGCTTGAAGCTCCAGGCGTTCCACGGTTTGGTGGCTAATGGCATGGTGTACGGCCCATTGGGCGAGCCGTGGTGGGAACGTGTCATGGATCAGCTCATCAAATTCCCTGGCGGGCGGTGGGACGACGCGGCGGACGTGTGCGGGCTCATCGGGCGTGGAATTGACCAGATGTACGACGCCCAAGTACCATCCGAAGTCAAGAA